TACTCTACACGCTCGGGCATAGGTCTGCCAACATCTCTCACCGGAAGCTGGCCGGTTCCGAAATAGGGACTCTGCCCGTTGGCGGATTGTTTACGTTCCTTCTCCAATTGCTCAGGGGTTTTGAGCAAACCATACTGGTTGAGGATGGCCTTGGTTTCCCCTACCACACCCTGGAAGCGGGCTTTGGCGTCAATGTTGGGGTTAAGAGAAACAGACTGTGCCCAGAGACGCTGCACGGTTTCAGCGTGTTCAATCAGTTCCGGATGTTCCTTGAAGAACTGTTCCTGCAGTTGGGCCTGAGTCTGTTGGGCCTGCTGGATGTGTTGCACCTTCGTTTGTTCGTGCTTCTGCAGCTTCCGTGCAAAGTAGTCATCCATCTGCTTCTTGGATTTGAACGTGATTGCCTCTTCTCCGTCTTCACTCACCTTAGCTGTCTCCTTCTTTTGTGATACACCAGCGACCTTGTTCCAGTCCCAGTTGTTCAAGTCTTCATCTGCATCTGGAACCTTATCTTGTTCCAACTGTCCACGCAGGATATTGTTCTGTTGCGTAGCGCGGTTGTGCTGCTGGTGGGAAGTGGAGCGTAGTTGGTTGAGTTCTTGATTCTTCCGCGCTAATTCTTGTCTCAGTGTCTCAACCTCGTCCTGTTCACCTACCTGGGAAAGCCAATCCATCCTCAAGTCTCCTATTGTTTATTCTGTTCAGCGCGGAATCTATCAACTAACCGTTGGCAAAATTTTGCCTCTCCTTTAATTACAAGGAGGGACTCGTGTGAGGTATCAGACGTTACCAACCTCGGAGGATGTCCTCTTTCATCTCATTCACAATTGTTTTGAGAGTTGACTCTGCATCGGTCAATCTCATTTGTCTTACAGAAGGGTCGGCCATCTGATACCTCACTACAACTAGATGGGGGTTACGATCTTTGCCATCTCGTTTTCCCCATTGCTTACCGATTCGCGGGTAAGCTTCGTGGTGGTGTTGCGCTCGTTGGTCGCCTCACCCTCATCCCAACGATTGTGGATGAGGTTGGTTTCCTGGTTCGCAACATTCTTAGCACCCGAAGGCGTATTGATCATACGGAACTCAGCCATAGTTACTCAGGTCCTCCTTTCCCTTAGCCCCGGCCGGGCTGACTGAAGTAGTTGGCATAAGATAGGACATCCCCTCGCGTGGGAGCATTCGGGGAGCCCTGGTAGCATCTACCAACTCTGAAGACTGGATTTTCCCGTAACCGCAGTCCAGAATCTTCCCGATGTCATTTTCGATGAATCGGTCAGAGTCCATACCGGCGTCCATTACAGTCCACTCTTTACCTTTGTCCATTGGTTAAAACCTCGGTTTCACTTGAGATGGAACGGGATTGGCGGGCTGTCCAACTCCTGGTGTAGGGGAGCCAGAACTGGTGTCAAGCTTACCATCGAACGGCCCCGGTGTGAAGCCTCCCCCACCGAACATCCCTCCCAGTCCCATTGTAAGGTCGGGAGTATCTAACTCCTCTCCTCCGTCCATAACTCGTGACAACATTTCCGAATCCTCTTTGGGAATTGGTAGGGCTTCTAACTGGAGTATCTCCTCTGGGTCCCAACCGAACCCAACTGCAATCTTCTCCAACAACTTAGGGATGCGAACGTATTGCATAGCTCCAGGGATGCGACCAACAGTCTGAAGGAAGTAGGTGGCTTGCTCAATCATCCCCTGTCGTTCCAGAAGGCTGGAGAAGACTTTCACCTTGAACCGGAAGAATCCACCGAGCTTGTTGAAACGTTCTTGCGGTGACCAGTTAGCTACCTTCTTCAGTGTGTCTTCCCACTGCCCACGTAGCTGTGCGTGTTCCTGTGCTGCTTTCGGGTCAGTGGGAACAGGCGGGAGAATCTTCTCCATATTACTGATGATCCACGCAGCCCACATACGTTGGGGAGTATACTGTAAGGTGCGGGTGAACATACGATGGAGCATCGGCTGGAGCAGGCGTTCCTCAATCCCTTGGAAGAACTCCACCAGTAGAGCAGAGCCTTCAGCAGAGCGGGCGTCAAACTCCCCCTTGGTGATACGTCCACGAGTCCTATTCATCCCCATCAACTCTTGAGACATACCAGTGTTCTCGGCGTAGGTGGTTTGGTAGAACTGCATAAACTGCCAGAACCCGGTGGGAAGGTCAGCAGTTGCGCAAGTGTCCACAACCTTCTGGTTACTGGGACCACCGTTCTGCTGGATGTAGATGACCTTACCCGGATACACACCATCCAGTTCTGGGTTCAATACTGGGTCGAGTCGATCCTTATCCACTGTCCACGCCGGCTTCAAGTTCATCTTGAAGAAGTCAACCAACAGGTTCATAATATCGTGACGCAAGTCAAACGAATCAATGTTCTCTGTAATGGGAGACTTACCGTAAACCGCGTTCGCCACCTTTACAAAGGGAGAGTCTACTACAACAGACTCCCCATCCCAGAACGGGATGTCCACTGGAGCCATTACAATCTCGCAGTGGTTGGCCATAATCATATACTTGTTGTGGAAGAAGATGGCTCCGGTGTTAATATCGTGGAACGTTCCTTCGAAGTGAGTGAGAACAACTTCGTTGTGGTAGTTCTTACCCTCATCAGGATTGACACCCTGTTGGAAGTCATCCCGGTTGTCCATTGCATCCATTGGCTTCTTCTTCAGGGCAGCGCGTTTACACGCATCAATGTCCCACCCCCGCTTAGCAGCCTCTTCCAAGAACTGACCAACGCCCATAAACGTTTCCCACATCCGGTAGCGACCCTTCTTGGATGTGGTGTCCAAGTAAACGTGGGCTGGGTCGAGACACTCCAACAACAGACGAGGAGTCTTCTTGTTTGCTGCAAAGGGTGGTTGATCCGTTGAGGGCTTCTCACTGACAGTAGTCAACTCGTTCAGTGACTCATAGAGGGACTCTGTTTCCTCCAGGTCCAACTTCTCACTACCACTGTCTGTCACCGGAATACCATCTGCCTGATGACTAATCATTGCATACATCTGGCTGGTAAGGAGTCCGTTGTGGATCAGGTCAGAGAAGAACTGGTTGAAGCCAATGATGGGGTGGTCACACTGATACTGCAACCACTTGTTGACCAGGTTGATGATAACTTGCTGTTGGGGGATGAGAGCTTCGGACTCAAACCAGTTGGGGTCCTGTTGTCGCAACCTGGAGATAGCGGCAGCGAATCTCTCCACCGTCATAAACTGAGTGGGGAACACCTTCATTGACTGGTGAGGGTCCTTCATACTGTCGTTCGCGTAGAACCCGTTATACTGTTCCCAGGCGATACGAGACTTGATTTCCACGGGACGCTTGCGCTCCTTCTCATACCGAAGGAGTTCCACCAATGCCTGCACCATCATCATATCTTCGGTGCTTGCGGTTCCGTATGAACCAAGCGACAACTCTGGGTAGGAGTCAATCTTGTTCATATTGGTGTTCAAAGGAACATCGTGATAATCCTGTGGATCGCGGAACATTGTCTCTTTCATCTTAACCGGGAACCTCCATCAAAGTTTTGTCTGCGTCCAACCTGGATGATTCGGTTGGGACCACGGTATCCTTCTAACGGTTTATACCCCTCACGGTCTGGAGTGGTGTAATCTCTTTGCCCCTGTTGATGACGGCGCAAACACACAATAGCGTAGCGCAAAGCATCCATCATATGGTCATAGAAACCGTCTTTGACTGGGCGAATGACATCAGTCGGTGCATCCTTCTCATTACAGTAACCGGAGATGAACGCATTGATGAGGTGTCGGCACGATGGGTCAATGATGAAGTGAGGTTTCACATACTCATTGTCCACTGTGTCACGCCGGTAAGTCAGCAGCTTGAGTTGCTGCTCAATGATGTTGAGTCCGAAGGTGATAGTGGACTTCACACCCCTGGGCCGGAGTCCCTTACCGACCAGGATGTCATAGGCACTGGGACCGGACACAGACTTCTGCACACCGGCCGGGTCCATAAAGTCATCCCACTGTGGGTCACCATACAACTGGTAGCACTTGTTCAGGACTTCCGTGGCAATGGTATCAAGCAAGGTGCGCTCGTAGAAGAACTCTCTTAGGATGCGAAGCTGTCTACGGTCGGTGTCATCCTGGAGCAGGACAATCGCAGTGCCTCTCCAGCCAAAGTCCCATCCGCGCACAATAGGGAACTTGGGGTTGTAGACCAGGGGTTCTGATGACACGTGTGTCTTCCGGTCAAACATCTGGAACACTGGGTCACCCTTCACATCGGGGGCGAAGTTACCCATACTCAGACGTTCGTTCAACGAAGGGTCGCGAGCATAGTCACGCTCTACTGATTCCAGGTAACCCTTGGGTAGGTTCTCCGCGTTGCCTTCCTTGGGGCAGTGCAGCACACGGTAAGGAGAACGCGGATCGTGAGGATCATTGTTCGTGAAGAACATACGGTAGAGCCAGTGATTCTCTGACGGTGGGTTGCAGATGTAGACAATCACCTTACGGAACCCAGGAATCTTCTGGCGCAGGCGGCCTGGGACAGTCTTGGCAAGTTCCTCTGACAGAGAGTCCGCCTCTTCCAGGATGGCAATGGAGAAAGCCTGACCACCGAGAGCATCGGACTTAGACGCCTTGGCCTTGACCAAAGACTTGTCTGACCGCATAAAGAAGAAGCTGCCATTGTGCAGCCTGATGGTGGTGTCCTGGTCGTTCTTCTTGTAGGGGATGGCATAACGGTCCAGGAAGTTGTAAGTCTCTGGGTAGATGGATTGTTGGATGTCTGAGTGGGTGCGGCGGACGCATAGCGTCTTTACGTTGGGGTGCTTCAGACTGGTGTCAAGAGCATACTCTAAGGCCGCCCAGGTCTTACCACCACCCACACCACCATAGACCAGGATGTGGATGGACTGGTCCTCATCCACCTGGGAGGTGTCAATGATTTCACGGAACCGCTGCTGGTTGACGTTCCGTTTGAAGTTGCGCTCGAAGAGGGTGGACTGGTTGTGGTAGCCTTCCAAAGCCTCAGCCAGATACTGGAACACGATTTGCTCCTTGGAGGGAGCCCGTAGTTCCTTCATCTTAATCTTCTCAATCATTCGGGAACTCTCATCCTCAAAACTTGAAGCCTACCCAATAATATGTAAACAATTAAACGGTCAAACGTCATTGCTTCATTTTCAACACACGGAAGGTTAAGAAGTTTTGATTGTAAATTTAATAGAGATTCCAACTCGGGAGGTTCAATCTCAGATTCCATAACCACCAACTCAGCGCCCAAACCATCCAACATAATCCCATACAAATCAGACTTCCGGTTGAAACTTACAGCCTTGCCTTGATACAACAAAAATAAGTTTCGAGCTAAGTTAGATAGATTTTCTGCACCATCAAACCCAGACAGTATGTCTTCGTCAATCCTCATCTGAACGGGTTTCTTCACGCGAGATCAGACTCCACAATCACAATCTCTTCCCCGTGGGTAAGTGCCATCGTTTTACTGGAAGCGAGGGAGAAGAATTCTCGGGCTCGGTAACACACCTGAGCAACCAGGGCCGGGTCCTTTACCACCGGACACACAATGAACTGGATGAACTTCTGCAAGATTTCCACCACGTTCCCTTTCCAGTCCACATCCACGGTGATTCCATCCTCAATCTTCTTTGCCTTCTCGACCAGCTTGCCAATCGTTTCCACAAGCTTTGCCATTACAGAAACGTCCCGAGCGTTGATAAACGATGTCTGGCCGAAGGTCTTGCAAAAATTGGAGAGGATGGCCTTACGGAGAATCCCGTAGTCACCATCCTCTAACTCCCAGCCGTTCTCATCATCTTGGAGTTCCTTGATGGTCCCCTTGATGAAGTTGTTCACGTTACTAACGTGACGGTTGTCCATAGATTCGCGGAACTCTATCACCAGAGTTCGGAGGACTGCCAGTTCCCGTGACAACCCGAGAATCTCCGGGTCGTTAACAAATTCGTCATAGTCTACGTGCTTGGTTGAGTGAGTAGCTGATTTTGACATACAGCTATCTAACCACAAGGAACGCAAATAAAAAAGCCCCTCCGAAGTGGAGGGGCCGGGTGGCGGAGGAACCGTCAACCTTTGGGATTAGGCCTGGGTGGGAGGGACATACTTCATCAAGTTGCGACCAAGCAAGTCCTTCATAATCAGTTCGCGGACGTAGGCCGCACCACCCTCCTGCATCACAGCCTCCTTGATGGAATCCTGCAACTCGACGGCGACCACAGTCTTGGTCTTGCGCTGGGCAGGCTTGGTTTCGTTGGAAGCCGGCTTGGCCTTGGCCTTAGCCTTGGTGGGCTGAGCAGCAACCGGAGGAGGAGTTACGGGAGGGAGAGTAGCTTGAGCGTTTGCCATTTTCTTTGTTACCTTTCAGTTAGGGAAATATCCAGATTCAGATTCTAGTATGATTTGTATAGTAGTGTCAACTACTATTCTACCTTGTTACCAGTTGTAGGGTCGAGCCAAACAATCTTACCAGGATACTTGTCCATCGTATACTGGATGAGGATGTTGGAGATGAGATCGTTGGTCATAGCATACTGCTTCATTCCAGCATAGTTGTTGTCCCGCTCTGCCTTCTCGTAGGACTCGTGGAGCCATATCTCCAGGTCATCCAACTGAACAACCTTGCGCACGTTCTGGTCAATCCAGTGGCGAGATTCTGGGGACATCACTAGGGACTTCTGCTTGCGAATCAGGTCCTTGATGTTGGGGACTCCTTGTGTGTTGCGAGCGAACTTACGATTCAAACTCATCTGAGATAACCTCCACGTCCATCTTGGACTCTACTGCCCGAGTCCTCTTCTGTTGTTCCTTCCGACGTTCTTCAATGGGGAGACGAGCCTGCACGAACCCATCCCGCTCCTCAAAGTTAACACTGTTAAGGTTGCTTTGCTGTAGTTCCCGGTTGGCTACCTGTTCCAGTTCTCGCCTGAGATACCAGATGGCCTTATGCAGGTCTTTCTTGTAGGACTCACCAGGCTTCTTACCAGCCCTACCAATATACTTGACTGCGGTGCCAACGCAGAAGTTCAAGCCCCACGCTTCAATCACGTGGATAGGCTGGTAAGGGTAGTCCTTCCCACCATAGTGTTGAGGTTGGTCAACCCCATCTACATACTCCATCATCTCTTTCTTGGTCCTCTCTTGGAATTGTGATCAAACAACAAACCTTGCTCTAAAGTCAACTGAAGATGTGCTAACACAAGATGAGCAATCCATCTTGAACGGCCAGAAGATACCCCTACCTTCTGACCTGGGTGAGTGCATCTACTGTCAATTTCTTTTACCACTTCATCAGGAAGGGTTACAGATACCCTCATAATTCACTCCTAAGAAAGTAATCGGATACCTCGGGAACTTCTTGAAGAAGTAGGTTGAGGCAACCCAAAGCGATTTCCTTGTGTTCCAGTTGAACTCCTGGCTTTGTCCTCACCTCACAGTAAGTAATCCAGGAGCGGATGTTCCCCGTCATATAGATAGTGGTGCGAGTAGAGAGGGGGAGTAAGAACCGTGCCTGTTCTTTGGCGATACCAGACTTGATAGCAAGCTGGTAGCATTCCAAAGTATCCTTGTTGATTTCATTTTGGATGGAGTGGAACCAGTCCTTAACTTCATCAGACATATCATCAATGGAGTTCTGACGGTTCTTGTCATCCTGGCGGCGGGCTTCGTAGGTTTCAAACTCAGTAGCCTCCGCGTAACGCTGGGAGAACTCTTGGAAGGTGAAGGACCGGTGACGCAGGATTTGCTGAGCCAGGGCCCGGCTGGTGGTGATCTCCATCGTGAGGGAAGCGGACTCAAACACGGACCAGTGCTGGTTCCGTAGGCAATAGCAGAGAAGCTTGGAAGCCGTCTCGTGATTCATTTGGTTGCTCGGGTTAGATACCCTGGCCACATAGGCAAGAAATTCTCCAGTGGTCAAGCCGGCTAGTTCACCGACGCCACCAGTTTTGGCGCGTAAAGTTACGTTCATTGTATGACTCCTCCAAATGTTTTCTTGATGAGTTTAATTCCCCAAGGACCAATTAAGTCCTGGGAAAGCATCACCGCCAATGTGTCTTACCACTTCTTCTAAATCGTCTCTTGTTCTCACTCTTCATCATCCTTTCGTTGTTTAGGTCGCAGACGTAGGACTACCTCAGACATCACCTTCTCCACCAACACTTCCTCACAGCCCCACCCTTTTGGATGCTGCTCTGCCATCTCACTGAGGTAACTGGCCAGACGAACAGCTTCCTCCAGATCGGTGGCTGTGCCGTAGCAGGTCAATTCCCTGGAGGTGTCTGTGTTGGCGTAGCGCCTAAGTATTTTGTAGGCTGTGATGGTCACTTACATCGTTCCTTATCTCCAAAGGTAATCAACACGGCCCAGCTCTCAAACGGGAGTTGCGTCATAGTTAAATGGTCCTCATTTCAGCTTGTCTTAGAAGTGGTTGGGAATTTTGGCCACGGTGGGCGGGTCGGCTCCGCGCAATTCCAACAGGGTATCCACCCGCTTGACGATGGCCACCGACCACCCGAAGCGCACCAGCTCGTTGGCCTCGGATACGGCGTTGGCCAGATCGGTAAACTCAGGAGTCGACTTGCAACCGTGGCCATTGCGGATCTGGACCAAATACCGTTCGCAGGTCTGCTCCTTGATGGCCAGCAGGTTGCCCCAATGGTCGTGGCTGGCGTCGCTCACTTTCGCTTGCCCTTGGGCTTGGCCACGGGCCCGGGGTTGCTGCGCACATACTCGACCAAGTCGGGGTAGAGCGGGTGATCGCAGAGCCCAAGGTCAAACTCTTGCTTCATGCAACCGCGCTCCCTCTTCCCAGTGTCCACCGACTTGGTCTGGGTTCAGCCATTCGCTCATAAATCAAATCCTCTCATCTCGTATGAAATTTTCCGGGATTGATAAAGTGGTATTTGTAGTGCTCGTCCAGGGTGCCGTCTTCGTTCTCACGGCCCTCGCCCACGAACTCGATGCCTGCGACCGGGACAAAGGTGCGGTATTCGTCATAGACCTTCACCGGCATATGCGCCTTGTCGATATTGGCGGCGTAGAAGGCGCCGACGTGCTTCACGAACTCCTCGAGCGTCATACGTTGATATCTCCCTTGCACTTCGGGCACTTGTTGGTCGGAGCGCACTCCTCGCAGGTCCAGGTGAAGCAGCGGAAGCACATGCCTTCCAGGTTGCAGTAGGTCCCGCAACCGTGGCACTGCTGGAAATTCTCGTTCGGATCTTCGTCTTTCACGGGTCCTCTCAATATCATCAACGGTTAAATCGCGTGTATCCGCGCCAATCTGGGTCCACTGGACGCGCGAAGAGTTTGTGACAATCGCACGATGGGTCGTCGCAAAACTCCCAGCGGAAGACGTATTTCTTTAGCCTCCACCAGAGA